CTGTAAGCACTTAACATAAATCTATTATTAGCAAAGAGGTGTGTTTGCTCCGGTATAAATTCATGTAAGTTTTTCTTAGTTATCTTAGTAGCGTCTTCTCCTTCAGGTGTCATTGTTCTTATCCAATCAATGAGAAGGTCTATACTTTTATTTCTTAACGCTTTTGCTTTTCTACCGTTCATAACTGTGTTACCTCTATAACATTGGGTGGCTTAGGTACTTGTGTTAAGTATCTATAACCTGTTGAGTATTTAAAAACTCTTAAACCTGCACCTTCGTTGGCATCCTTATGGCATTCAAACTTAAACCTACACCAGTTACAACCTCTTGCAAGTTTCATGTTACCTGACTTACCATCTGGTTCATCATTGTAACATTTGCTAGGAGGCGTTGTAAGTTTAACAGCCTTTTTGATATCTCTTATTTTAGATTTGATGTTAGGCTTGTCAAAGTTATTAGGTTTAAACATAGCTAACTCACCCGACTCTTTATTAAGAGCAAGGAATCCACCATCACTAGTACCCTCTGCTGATTCGTATCCTGACAGTTGAGCCATGTAACCGAAGGGGTCATCCTCTGCTAGTGTTCCATCTTTAAATTTCTTAAAGGCAAAACTAGAAGCAGTCTTAACATCAACAACCTCTCCATCAATAACACAATCCATGTGTCCCTTGATTCCGGATACAGTTATTTGTTTCTGTTCATTAGTAACTTCATGTCCAGATAACTTAACAAGAAATAAAACTATCTCTTCAAGTAGGTGTCCATATAAAAACTTAATGAAAGTAGGTGGAGATATTACTTCTGTAGTATCAGACTCAGAGTTTAACTCATACCATAATTGTCTTGGTTGCTTACCTATGTTAGACATTCTAAGAGAAGGTTTGCCACGAGGACTAGGGTGAGACCAGTCGTATAGAATCTGTTTCATAGACTCTCCGAAATGCTCTATTGTATCCTCATCTAGGTCAAGGTGTTCTCCTTTTCCTAAAGCCGATAGTTTATTATATATGTCTGGTACTAATGTGTCAAGTGTTTTCTTACTTTTTTTCATCTTCAGACTCCTTAAAGGCTTTTATAACATCTGAAGAGAATAGTTTTTGTAGGTTTACCAAGAACATTTTACTAGCGTTATGGTCTCCACCTGCTACAGTTTTAAAAGTATCAAGCTTATCAACGATAGTTCTTAGTACATCTGTTTTAAATACAAGGGTACAAAACTCGTTGTCTCCTACACATAAGTTATGAAACCAGTAGTCTGATTCAGTTGCTCTAATACCAGAAGGTTTGTTCCATGACTCATACTCTATACATATGTTTCCTGTCTTCATCCACATACCTTTCTCTGATTTAACTTCTATCTTCTTACCAGTAAGCATGTCTTTTATTTTATCTTCTCTTATCTCTCCGTACTCTAAGTCAATGTCAAACTTCTTTCTATCTTCTTTATTTGGTTTCATCTTTTATTCCTTTTTCTTTATATAGTTTTTTATAAAAATTACCAACCTTTAATATCTGTCTAGGAGTTGCTGAATTTTTTATAGTGTTTGCAAGACATGAAACAACTATACAATTATCTATTAAGTATCCTTTAGTATTATCTATTCTATCTATTGCAGGAGAGTTATACCAAACCTCAGTACCGTGTTCTAATTTAATATCTAATACTGGGCATCTTTCTGGAAAATGTATTTCTTTTCTTGTTAAATTAAAATCACTTCCTTTTTCTTTTGCTCTTATTTTTGCACCGTAAACCATGTGTGTTTTAGCATATTTATAATTATTATCTTTTATATATTTATTATAACATGTTCTACAATCAGCTCTAAGTTTTCCATGTTCTCTTGTAGGAAAAAATTCTTCAGTGTATTCTTTTTCTATACCACATTTAGTACAGGCTTTAATGGGTTTCACTCCAGTTAGCTCCTATCTTGTATTCACCATCCAACGGACAGCGAAGGTTAAAAAATGTACCTGCTTTTATTATACTATCTACTGCTAATCTACCTACAAAATCTGATTGGTTTACAGGTACTTCTATCTGCCATTCATCGTGTATGTTAGCTACGAATTTGTAATCTACGTTGTTTAATTTTAACACATCATCTAGGATAACTAAAGCTTGTTTCATAACAATAGCTCCTGCTCCCTGTAGTAAAGTGTTCAGTGCTGAATGTTGATTACGAACATAAAGCTTTCTACCATCTAATCCCTTGAGATATTTTTTTGCTGATGCTCTTTGTACTCTATCCCTAAGAGATTTAAATGTAGGTTTATTATCAAAGAAATATTGTCTAGCTCTTTTACCGTCTGCTGTATTTCCTCCAACCACAGACCCAAGCTTTTCATCTCCTGCTCCGTACATAAGGGCATAGATGAATGTCTTTGCCTTATCTCTTGATTCAAGTTTTGCAAGTTTTTGATTTGCTGTGTGGATATCTCCGTTAAGTATTTCATTTGTGTATTCCTCGTCATCCATATAATGTGCCAACATCCTAATCTCTAGACCAGAAGCATCAACACCGATTAAAACATTACCTTCTTCTACAGTCCAACATGCTCTGCACTCATTACCATAAGGGCTATAGACTGCTGGTACTTGTGCCATGTTAGGGCTTCTGTGTGTCATCCTGCCAGTGATAGCACCGTTAGGTATAACAAAACCATGTACCCTTCCGTCTTCTTCAGTAGCTTCTATCCAAGAATCTATCTGAGCTATACGCTTCTGAAGTAAAAGGTACTGAGCTATGAGGTTAGCTTCGTGTATATGAGTAATAGCCGATAAGGTTTTCTCATCTACTATAGGCTGACCTGTAGGTGTAAACCTATTAGGCTTCCAACCGAAGTCAATAAGATATTCTCCTATCTGCTTACGGCTACCTAAATTAAAATCAACTAACTTCTGTCTCATAAATGTCTCAAGGTTTTGAGTCTTGATACAGTTATCGTATTCATCATCTGTTAAGCCACGCTTAGATAACTCTCCATCTTTTTTAATGTAAGGGGTAACTGACTTATCATCTACCCACTTAGGTTTAAAGGTACTGTGTACCTCTTCCTCTATTGCTTGTTTCTTTTCTCTGAGTTCTGCTAGTAAAAGTAATCCATTCTTAGTATCAAACTTAAAGCCGTTGACTTCTTGTTGTTTAATAATACCAGCTATGCTTTGCTCAATAGCTATGCAGTCCTTACTGAATCCTTTACTCTCTCTTCTTAATTCTTTAAGAACAACTGCGTTAAGTTGTACATCTCTTACACAATAATCTAACATCTCTTTAGAATAGTTAAGGTAGTCTGTAAAGTTTATCTTATGATAACCTAACTTATATCCCCACTTCTCTAAGCTGTGTCCACCTTCCCTTGAAGGATTGAATAGCCTAGATAAAACAAGAGTATCTATTACAGGTTTCTTGGACAAGTCCATACCACTAAACTTTTCTACCACCGGTATGTCAAAACCTATAATGTTATGACCTATTAAAGTTTCTGCCGAAGCTAACATATCGTACCCTTCTTGTAGTTTATCAGGAGGGAATTTAAATATCTCTCCTGACTCTACATCTTGAGCAACGATACAGTGTACCTTGGTAGCCTTAAGGTCATCCGTCTCTATGTCAAATACTAACTGCATTAAAAAGCCTCGTCTGCACTGTCATCAAATTCTATATCTTCATCAGTTAACTCAGCTAGTCTGCCGGTATCTCCATCATAGATTACTCTACATGCTAGACCTACATCACCAGTGTACCTAGACTTAAGCACACGAAGTCTTGTAGTCCTTGCTTCTTCTGGGTCATCTGATTGCTGGTTTCTTTCTAAGGCTATGACACAATCACTAAGCTGTCCAATACTATTTGAACCTCTTAGATGTGATAGAGATACTTCAACACCGTTCTCATGTCCTTTGTTACCATCAACTCTACGCAAGTGTGAAACTAAAATGATTCCTGCACCTGTCTCTTCTACTAAACTTCTTAGTCTAGTCATGATAGTATCAATGGCTCGTCTCTCATCTCCATCATGAACTGCACTGACTAGCATATGTAAATGGTCAACGACCACCCATCTGCAATCACATCCAATAATCATGAAGCGAAGCTTGGTAAAGATATCATCAATATCATTCGTGCCAAAGTGGGAATGCACCCAGACTCTATTACGATTCTCTCCGTCATAAAGAATATCAAACATCTTATCTAATTCTTCTTTAGAAAACTTATCTCTTTCTTCATCCACATATAGTCTAGCATTAGCTTCGATGGATAAGATACCATCAATGGTTCTTCTCCAGTCTTCTTCTAAAGCAATGATACCTACATTGTCTGTAGTGTTCTTTATAAGATGATGCTCTAGTTCTCTAGTCACACTAGACTTACCAAGACCTGTGCCACCTGTAAGAGTAATCAACTCACCCTGTCTCATACCATATAACTTCTTGTTAAGTCCTTCGTATGGATAAGGGACGCAAGGTTTTCTCTCACGGTTATTAAACTTATCACGTTGTTCAGATACATTTATAACACCGGATGGTGTATAAACTTTAGCTGACCACCAACATTCAACAAACTCTTTGTGTCTGTTAGAACGTAGCATATCGTTAGGGTCTTTAAACCCATTAGGTAGTGTAAGTATCTTAGCCTTTCCGGGTTTGAAAAGTCTAGCAACTTTAATAGATGCTTCCTTCCCTGCCTTGTCGCTATCAAATGCAATGATTACATTCTCAAACTCATCAAAGAACTCAAGGCTTTCCTTGATATCTTTAACTGCACCCTGTGCTCCACGCTTGATAGAAACTACTGCCCACTTAGAGCCTAGTAGTTCATACCCTGCCATAGCATCACACTCGCCTTCGGTTATAGTGACATACTTGCCACCCTTAAATAACTGTTGACCGAATAAGCCTGTCTCGTTATAAGTTCCAGAGACAAAGAAGTCTTTGTTAACTACATTACGAACCTTGGTAGCCGATAGCTCATGCCCATTATAGTAAGGGTAGAAATGCTTAACGATGTTACCTTGTAAATCGTGCATACTTTTAACCCCATACTTAGTAGCTGTCGCTTGGGATATCTGTCTATCCTTTAGGGCATTGAACTGCCCACCTTCTACCATGTCCGGTTGTTTAAATGTTGTTGTTGTTGTCGTTGCTGTTTGCATATCCTTTCCTCCACATGCGTTAGTATAGTTAGGCATGAACTCACCACAACTGAAACACTTTGCTGAATCGTCTTCATTGATTCCAACAGCATCACTGCTATTACAAAGTGGACAGGGTTGGTGTAGTTTGTCCCAAGTTTTATCCATGTTAGCCCTCATTGTAAACTAAGACTCTTCTGAGTCTGTGTCTACTGCTACTTCTTCTTCTTCTTGTTCTTGTTCTACTATAGCTTCAGGGCTTTCCCTTAGCACAGTTTCAAGATTGCTTTGATGTCCTTGTGAAGCATAGTTCAAGGCTTCAGTCAACACGTTCAATGTACCTATCTTACTAATAGATACGTTAGCACCTGCTCTCTTCTGGTCATCTTTAATCTTTGAAACATCATAGAC